TATATTTTTCCCAGTACCCGAGTCGCTTGCACTTTGTTATAAAACCTAATACACTCCGCGAATCCAGTACTTTCAGGTACTTGCGTACAATGCCGAATGTAAAAATTGAGCCTACCAAGGACAAACCTGTTCCCTATGATTTAGGGAGAGAGAAACCTGCGACCGTGCTAGAGAAGATGGCCGTTGCAGCTAATACTGTGGAATTACAGGAGGCGCTAGGTTCTGTCCTAGACCTGCCCAAAGCGGACCTCGACAAAGAGAAGAGTCTCATAGAGGACGCGGTCAAAAAGAAAAAGACCCAGAATTTATCCCAGCCCAATACTGCCTTTGCTGCGGCAGCGTTTTTGCGTACGTATGGTCAACAGTTGGCTATGGATGCGGCTCAGGCGCGTGCGGCTATTACGAATAAGCTTATGGAGATCGCTAACTGCGGGGATGCTCGTTACGAGTTGAAAGCCCTTGAGTTACTTGGTAAACATAGCGACATAGGTATATTCACAGAGCGTAGTGAGATAACCATAAACTATAAGGACCCTGTTGATCTTGAGAACGAGATTAAGAACAGAGTTAAGCGGCTGCTGAATGCAAACGTGGTAGAGACCGTGCCACTTGCCGAGTCCTTGGATGAGGAGCTAGGTGTGTTCGAAACGCAGCCTAGCCTAGCAGAAGAACTGGAAGATTTATTAGGTGTCCAAGACAGCGAGGTTGAGGGGGAAGAAGTCGGAGGGGACGAGCTTGAGTAGTCAGCCCGACCCGTTTGAAAACATATCCCTGAAGGATATACCACAGATACTTCCGTTGCTGTCTGTGGCTGAGCAGGAGCAGTTACTAGCCCAGTTATCTCATTTGGAGAAGCTCAAGCACAAGAGTCTTGTGCAGGAGAAGTTCATTGAGTTCGTTAAGTACGTATGGCCGACGTTTATTAGTGGTAGACACCACAAGATTATGGCTTCGGCGTTTGAGCGGGTGGCTAGTGGTGAGTGTAAGCGCCTCATTATTAATATGCCTCCTCGCCATACTAAGTCTGAGTTTGCTAGTTACTTACTACCTGCGTGGTTTTTGGGTAAATTTCCTAATAAAAAGGTTATTCAGACGTCGCACACAGCAGAATTAGCGGTAGGCTTTGGTCGTAAAGTACGTAACTTGGTGGATCAAGAGAACTACCACGAGGTTTTTCCAGATTTAGCCCTGCAAAGCGACTCGAAAGCAGCGGGGCGGTGGAACACTAACAAGGGTGGAGACTACTTCGCTATTGGTATCGGCGGTGCGGTAACTGGTAAGGGCGCGGATTTGCTCATTATTGACGACCCGCACTCGGAACAAGAAGCCGCCATGGCGGACACCAACCCAGAAATATACGATAAGGTCTACGAGTGGTACACCTCGGGTCCTAGACAGCGTTTGCAACCGGGTGGCGCCATCGTGATCGTTATGACGCGGTGGTCTTTGCGGGATTTGACGGCCCAAGTACTTAAATCCGCAGCACAAAGAGGCGGAGAAGAGTGGGAAGTTATTGAGTTTCCTGCTATTTTACCATCAGGCAATCCGTTGTGGCCTGAATTTTGGCCCCCGTCGGAACTTGCGGCGCTTAAAGAAGAACTGCCTAACGGCAAGTGGATGGCGCAGTACCAGCAGCAGCCCACATCAGAAGCCTCAGCGATAATTAAACGTGAGTGGTGGAACGAGTGGGAGAAGGACGACCCGCCAGCCTGTGAATTCTTGCTTCAGTCATGGGATACGGCGTTCGAGGCTAACAACCGTGCTGACTACTCGGCATGTACGACGTGGGGAGTCTTTTTTAACGAAGAAACAAACGCGTATAATCTAATATTGATAAATGCGTACAAGGACAGACTAGAATTTCCGGCTTTGAAGCGCCTTGTTCTGGAGCAGTACGACGAGTATGAGCCTGATTCGCTAATTGTGGAGAAAAAAGCCTCGGGAGCGCCGCTTATTTACGAGCTGCGCGCTATGGGGGTCCCAGTGCAGGAATATACCCCTGTGCGAGGTACCACTAACAACCCGAACAACAAGATGGCCCGTCTAAACTCGGTATCAGATATGTTTGCTTCGGGAATAGTTTGGGCACCACAAAAGCGTTGGGCGGAAGAAGTGATTGACGAGATTGCGAGTTTCCCTGCGGGGGAGCATGATGACTACGTGGACTCCACTATTATGGCGTTGATGCGGTTTAGGCAAGGCGGGTTCTTAAGACTACCCAGTGATGAGGTGGAGGATGACCCTTCTTATAGGAATCGTAGAGCTGGGTACTATTAAAGGATAAGACAATGGCAATTGAAAAAGGTTTGTATGGAATGCCCGAAGGCATTGACGAGGAGTTGATGGGTGAAGAAATGGCCCCTGACGCCGTGGTCGAAATGGCAATAGCCACAAGTGAAGACATGCCTGTTATGGTAGAGCTTGAGGATGGCAGCATCGAGATCAGCTTTGGTGAAGAGGTTGAAGAGGCTGACATGGCGCCGTTCGATGCAAACCTAGCCGAGTACTTGGACGACAAGCAACTACAAGAAGTTTCTAGCGATCTTTGTGAGGCCATTGATGGGGATACGTCAGCCCGTAGAGATTGGGCAGACAGCTATGTGCGAGGTCTTGATGTACTAGGATTTAAATACGAGGAGCGAGTCGAGCCTTGGGAAAACGCGTGTGGCGTATACAGCAACATTTTGGCGGAAGCCGCTATCCGTTTCCAAGCGGAAGCTATGAGCGAGACGTTCCCTGCTGCTGGCCCCGTTAAAACTAAGATTCTTGGCGAGCCTACCCAAGAAAAAGAAGACGCAGCTCTCCGTGTTAAGATGGATATGAATTACGAATTAACTGAGGTTATGGTAGAATACCGCCCTGAACATGAGCGGTTATTGTATTCCCTCGGTTTGGCTGGTTCTGCGTTTAAAAAGGTGTACTTTGACCCCAGTTTGGGACGTCAGGTAGCCCTATATATCCCCGCTGAAGATGTAATTGTCCCATACGGTGCATCAAACATTGAATCCGCCGAGCGTGTTACGCACGTAATGCGCAAGACAAAAAATGAAATGATTAAGCTGCAAGCCGCTGGCTTCTACCGAGATGTAGATTTAGGCGACCCAGTTTCGTTTTTTACAGATATTGAAGAAGCTAAGGCCGAGCAATCGGGGATTTCGTTAACTTCAGATGACCGTTACACCATACTAGAAGTCCATGCTGACCTAGTTATTGACGGTGTAGATGGTGAAGACGATGAAGACCTGCAAGTAGCTAAGCCTTATGTAGTAACGCTTGAGAAGGGTACGGGTGAAGTTCTGGCTATACGCCGCAACTGGAACCCTGACGATCCTTTGACACTAAAGCGTCAACATTTCGTACATTATGCCTACGTACCCGGATTTGGATTTTATGGACTCGGACTTATTCACATTATTGGGGGTTATGCTAAAGCTGGCACTAGTATTATCCGTCAGCTCGTTGACGCTGGAACCCTATCCAATCTCCCCGGTGGTCTCAAATCTAGGGGACTACGAGTTAAAGGCGACGACACACCGATTGGTCCGGGCGAATTCCGTGATGTAGACGTACCGTCTGGCAGCATCCGCGATAATATTATGCCGCTGCCTTACAAAGAACCTTCTCAGACGTTACTAGCATTATTGCAGCAGATCACCGAAGAAGGTCGACGTTTAGGCGCTATCTCAGACATGAACATATCCGACATGAGTGCAAATGCACCTGTTGGAACAACACTCGCTCTTTTAGAACGTACCCTTAAGCCAATGGCTGCGGTGCAATCTAGGGTGCACTACTCAATGAAGCAGGAGTTTAAGCTCCTGAGAAAGATCATTGCTGAGTACGCCCCAGAAGAGTATATGTACGTGCCTGATCGTGGTGAACCCCGAGCGCGACGCGCCGACTATGCCATGGTGGAAGTAATTCCCGTCAGTGATCCCAACAGCAGCACAATGGCCCAGCGAGTGGTCCAATATCAAACCGTGTTGCAGATGGCGCAGGCCACCCCACAAATATACGACCTCCCTCAGCTTCATCGCCAGATGATCGAGGTCTTGGGTATTAAGAACGCCGACAAGCTTGTTCCAATAGAGGACGATATGCGGCCTACTGACCCAGTCAGTGAAAACATGGATGCTCTTGTGGGTAACCCCGTTAAAGCGTTTATGTATCAAGACCATCAGGCTCATATAGCTACTCACCAAGCCTTCATGCAAGACCCAATGATTATGCAAACTATTGGGCAGAACCCAATGGCAAACCAGATCATGGCGTCTCTACAGGCTCACATTGCCGAGCATACAGCTTTCTTGTACCGCAAGCAGATCGAAGAGCGTATCGGTGCACCTTTACCGGCGCCAAATGAAGAAATGCCAAGAGACCTAGAAGTACAGCTCGCTCAGCTACAGTCTAAAGCGGCTATCCAGCTTACTCAAACACATCAACAGCAAGCTGCTCAACAACAAGCGCAGCAACAAGCTCAAGACCCGCTTATTCAGATGCAGCAAATGGAGCTACAGTTGAAACAAGGTGAGCTACAGAGAAAAGCCCAAAAAGATCAAGCAGATAGCGCGCTTGATGCCGCTAGGTTGGAACTTGATGCTAAGAAGGCCGAGGCATCCTCAACTATTGAAGCTGCACGTATAGCCTCTCAGACAGATGCAGCTAACGCTAAGCAAGACTTAGACGAAGCGAAAGCGATCCTAGACATGGCTAAAGCACAACAAACACAACGAGGTATTTAATGCTACCAAAAGTATCGGTGATGATGTTGTGTCATACGGGGCGGGGGAGGCTGCTAGTGCGTGCAGTACAAAGCGTACTAAGCCAAACCTACCCTAACTGGGAGTTAGTGATACAAGATGATTGTTCTACAGACTTTACGTTTGATATAGCAAAACTTCTTGCACAGAAAGATAAACGTATAAAGGTGTATCAAAACCAAACTAACTTAGGGGCGCCAAAGAACAGGGCGGAAGCCGTTAAAAACATGACCGGTGACTTGTTATGCCATGTTGATAGCGATGATTTTATTTACCCTCATGCGTTAACGACTATGGTCACGGCTTTTATTAAAAATCCAGCGCTTGGGTTTGCCTACAGCGATATGGCCTACGGAGATGAAACCGGCAAGGTAACAAGCTATAAACTAAATGACGAGCCAGTGCAAGAACAGCCATGTCAGGGGTGGCGGTCTTTGGGTATGTACACCAGAAAAGCATATTACCAAACCAACGGGTACAACACTAAGCTAGCACACACATGTGAAGACGGAGACTTAGCTACCCAAATAGCAGAAAAGTTTCCCATAGCAAGAGTAGGGCATGTTTTGTACTGGGCAAATAACGCTGTTGGAGCGGAGCATGTGACCACAGCGCACAAAATAGATTGCGCAACGTGCCCGTGTCGTCCTGATTGTAACTACGCTAAGGGGTACGCCAAACTCGTGGGCTATAACTTAGATACATGGCAAAAGGAAACATAAATGGCTAAAAAATCAGGCATAAGTTCTGCCGAGGCTATACGCCTAAACCGTACTACAAAAGGTACGAGCATTGGAAACGGCACGCTGAAGATAAACTCAATGAACAAGCACAAACGTCGCAGTTTCAAAGAATATAGAGGGCAGGGAAGATAATGGCTAAAACCGTCTTTGACGTGCTAAATCAAAAACTTACGGAGCTAAAAGGCTCCAGCGAAGATTTCCTGAAAAGCGGAGGAGCTAAAGACTTTGCCGAATATCGGGAGGTGTGTGGCGTGATTCGGGGTCTAAACGCTGCATTAAGAGAAGTAGGTGACCTTTCGCGTAACTTTATGGAAGACGAAGATGACTGAAACCATTACGGTAACCGGAGTGGGGGCTGACGCCTCTGTAGCTCCAGCAATGACTGCATTGGAAAAGAAAAGGCAAAAGAAGATAGCTGAAGAGATAAAAACCCAAGAGGAGTTAGAAGCTTCGATTCCGAAACCGGTGGGGTACAGAGTGCTTATTGCCCTTCCTAACGTGGAGGAAACCTTTGGGGACAGCGGTCTTGTTAAGGCTAGCTCAACAGTCAGAGAGGAATACATCCTATCTACTGTGGGTGTTGTGTTGGATATGGGCGCAGAAGCCTATAGCGACAAAGATAGATTCCCTACTGGGCCTTGGTGCAAAGTAGGCGACTACGTGATGTTCCGTGCCAATACAGGTACGCGCTTTAAAGTTGGAAAGCAGGAATATCGTTTAATGAACGATGACTCAATTGAGGCTGTCGTTGACGATCCGCGAGCGGTTTCGCGTGCATAAGGAATAGACCATGCCTAGACAACAAGTAGAGTTTGAATTTCCAGACCCCGATAAAGAAGAAGCAGCCGCAGAAATAGAAGTGGATATTGCTGAAGACGATGCACCACTTGAAGTAGAAGGTGCTGTAGGTCGGGAAGACATGAAGAAGCCCGGTAAAGATACGATCAAAGCGGGTGATTTAGAGATTGAGGTAGAGGACGATACTCCCCCAGAAGATCGGGGCCGTAAACCGTCTGAGCCACCTAAAGAAGTAACCGACGACGAGCTAGAAAACTACTCCGAGAAGGTGAAAAGCAGAATTAAGCACTTTAGTAAGGGCTATCATGACGAGCGTAGAGCTAAAGAAGCTGCTTTAAGGGAACGAGAAGCCCTAGAAGCGTACGCTAAACAGTTGGTTGAAGAAAACCAAAGGTTGACTGGCACGGTATCTAAAAGCCAAAGCGCACTACTGGAACAAGCAAAGAAATCAGTTGCGGCGGAGCTTGAAACCGCCAAACGGCGCTATAAAGAAGCTTACGAATCAGGTGATTCCGACGCTATTGTTGAAGCCCAAGACGCTATAGCAACTGCACGAATACGGGCAGACAAAGTAGCTAACTTTAAACCCGCTCCTTTACAAACAGGAGAAACTACTGTAAAAGTTCCTCAACAACCTATTGAAACACAAGCAGTTCGTGATGAACGCGCCGTTTCTTGGGCAGAAGAGAACCCTTGGTTTGGGTCCGATGACGAAATGACAGCTTTTGCATTGGGGCTAGACTCAAAGTTAAAAAAGAGCGGGGTTGACCCGCAATCAGACGAATACTACGAGAAAATTAACTCTCGTATGCGACAAGTATTCCCCGATCAGTTTGATGATGGGATAGAGGACGAACCAGCTAGTACTCAAAGAAAATCTAGCAATGTGGTTGCTCCCGCTACGCGGAGCACAGGACCTAAGAAAATTAGGTTAACGCAATCACAAATAGCTATTGCGAAAAAACTTGGAGTACCACTGGAAACTTACGCCAAACAGGCTGCTGAATTAATGAGGAAACAATAATGAGTCAGAATAGACTAGATAGAGAACTTGAGACCCGTTCTAAGACAGTCCGTAAAAAGGCTTGGACGCGACCCACAGTGTTGCCTGATCCAACTCCTGAAGACGGCTATACTTACCACTGGGTTCGTATTTCAACTAACGGTCAATCTGACGCTACTAACGTCTCCTCTAAGATACGTGAAGGCTGGGAACCGGTACGCGCACAAGATCACCCCGAGATATTTACCGATGTCGTCTCTGATGAGCGGTTTAAGGATAACGTCATCGTTGGTGGTTTGATGCTATGTAAGGCCCCAGTAGAACTTGTCCAAGAGCGAAACGATTTCTATAAGCAACAAGCGGAATCGCAAATTCACTCTGTGGACAATAACTTGATGCGCGAGAATGACCCTCGTATGCCTCTGTTTCATGACAGAAAATCGAAGGTTACTTTCGGCTCTGGAAATTAAATTTAGGAGTTAAAAAATGGCTTATCCAACAGTCAGCGCTCCCTACGGCTTTAAGCCAATCAACCGTATCGACGGTATGCCTTACGCTGGTGCTACTCGCCTTATTCCTATTGCGGGTACATACAACGTGGCTATCTATGCGGGCGATTTGGTTCAAGTCGTAGCGGCGGGCACATGTGAGAAGTTCACTGGCACCACTACTGGTGGTACTGTGGGCGTTTGTGTTGGCGTTCAATACGTCAATTCCCTGAGTCAGTTCACACCTGCTCAATACTACCCCGGCACTAGCGTTACTAACGCTTACGCTATCGTTGTTGACGATCCTATGGCTGCATTCCAAGTTGTTTCAACTAATGGAAGCAGTGCCGTCACTGCGGCAGCTCGTGCTGTTGTGGGTGCAAACCTGTCCGTAGTTCAAGGTACAGGCGACGCAACTACTGGTGACTCTGGTCAATCGGTTCTAGGTTCTTCAGCAGCAGCTACTGCTACTCTGCCTATCCGAGTGATTGACGTTGTTGCCGAAACTGCAACTGGCGCTGATGCTTTTGTTGAGTTGATTGTTAAACTCAATACACATCAGTATAACAACACTACTGGCGTGTAAGGAGGCTGACTAATGGCTATTTCAAGAGCGCAACTCCTTAAGGAGCTACTACCGGGCCTAAACGCCCTCTTTGGTCTCGAATACGCTAAGTATGGTGATGAGGCTGCTGAAATCTTCGAAACTGAGTCTTCTGACCGTTCTTTCGAAGAAGAAACTAAACTGTCTGGATTTAGCGCTGCACCTGTTAAGGGTGAAGGTTCTGCTATTTCTTATGACAACGCACAAGAAGCGTGGACTGCTCGTTACACTCACGAGACAGTTGCAATGGGCTTCTCGTTAACTGAAGAAGCAATCGAAGATAACCTCTACGATTCACTCTCTTCACGTTACACGAAGGCTCTCGCACGTGCGATGGCGTACACTAAGCAAGTTAAGGGTGCTGCCATCCTCAACAACGCTTTCTCCGGCACTACTTATGGTGACGGTAAGACTTTGTGTGCGACTGACCACCCACTCGTTTCTGGTGGCACTAACTCAAACCGTCCTGCTGTTGCAGCCGATCTTAACGAAACTTCACTTGAAGCTGCCGTTATCCAGATCGCTGGTTGGACTGATGAGCG